GTCAAGCGTTATGTTATGGAACTGTTCACATTGGCTAAACAAACAATTAACACCTAAGTTTGTACAAGAGCAAACTGGAAAGTATCTTCATAGGTTCGAGTGGTTAAAATACCCTGAAGAGCAAGTAGGTAAGCTAGACGAAACATGGAACTGGCTAGAAACAGAATACGAATATAACGAGGATGCCAAGTTAGTGCATCACACATTAGGCACACCATGCTTTAAAGACTATCAGAATACAGACTATAGTCAAGAATGGTGGGAAACTTATCAACGGATGATATATCCACTTAAAGGTAAAAACAGGGAAAGCGAGCTATAACATGGCAGATCTAGCTAAACAATTAAAACAATTAAATGACGCCCAAAGACTAAGAGAATTGGCTCAACAATATGGGTATGGTCAAATATCAAACCAAGACATTAACGCATTAAGACAAGCATTGCCACAAATGGCAGGCCAAGCTGTAGGACAATTACCTCCGGTTCAAATGCCACAATACAATATGCCTCCAGGACAAATGCCTCCAGCACAGATGCCTCAATTGGGAAGACAGCCAGGCGCATTGCCTCCAGCTCAGATGCCATCTTTTCCATCTATTCCACAAGGCATGACACCGGATGATATGAATGCAATGAGACAAGCTGCACCTGCTCCTTCACAAATGTCACCATATATGCAAAACTTAACTAACCCAGGTCAAACAATGCAGCAAAACTACATTGATCCAGCTATCATAGAACAAATGTACTATAGAGGGCTATTAAGCCGATAATTAAGAGGGCAACCAACCTAAGGGAGTTGCAAAACAATGGATAACGAAGAACGCAAAAAACTAGCAGCAGAACGTAGCTCAGAAGTAAACAAGGGAAACAATTACTCTAGTAAAACCAATAGGTTATGGGCGGAAACACTTAGACGTGCTGTCGTTCAGTCAGACGCTGAGCGCTTAAGGCAGATAGCAGAGGCTTTAATAGATAAAGCAGCTTCAGGTGATGTATCCGCTATCAAAGAACTAGGTGATAGAATAGATGGTAAGTCAGTAGCAACTACAGAGTTGACTGGCGTAGATGGATCTAATTTACCTATAAGCATTGCTATAGACTTTGTAAAGCCAAAAGATGAAGGTTAATGCAACATTCCCTGATAAGTTACAATTTTTATTCGATCAGCACAGATACAAAATAATTTACGGTGGTCGTGGATCTGGAAAAAGCTGGTCTATGGCTAGAGCGCTACTTATACAGGCAGCAAACAAAACATTAAGAATTTTATGCGCTAGAGAGGTGCAACGCAGTATTCGTCAAAGCGTGCATCAACTTCTATCAGATCAGATACAAGCATTAAACTTAGGTCAGTTTTATGAAGTATTAGACTCTGAAATAAGAGGCATCAATGGCAGTTTATTTAGTTTTACAGGTCTAGCAAATAATACGGTCGAGTCAATAAAGAGTTATGAGGGCATGGACTGTGTATGGGTAGAAGAGGCCCAAACAGTTAGTAAGAAGTCATGGGATATTCTTATACCTACAATACGTAAACCAGACTCAGAGATCTGGGTATCATTTAACCCTGGACTGGATACAGATGACACATTTACTCGTTTTATTATTGATCCTCCAAGCAATGCAAAAGTTGTTAAATTAAATTATTTTGACAACCCATATTTCCCAGATGTGTTAGAAGAGGAACGTCAACATAGCAAAGCTACCAACCCAGACTATGCAAATATATGGGAAGGTGAATGTAAAACTGCAGTAGATGGTGCTATATACGCTAATGAAATAAGAGAGGCCCAGGAGGGCGGACGTATTACTAACGTACCTTATGATCCAATGCTTAAGGTTCATGTGGTTATGGACTTAGGATGGAATGACTCAATGTCAGTTATCTTATGTCAAAAAGGTGTATCAGACTTAAGAGTTATTGGATACATTGAAGATGACCATAGAACATTAGATAGTTATTCATCACAATTAAAAGCATTACCATATAATTGGGGTACAATGTACTTACCTCATGATGGCCAGTCTAAAGACTTTAAACATGGTATATCGGCAGAAGATATTATGAAGAAGTTTGGATGGGATGTAAGAATTGTACCTCGCATGGATATAGAGGCCGGCATTAAAATAGCACGGATGAACTTCCATAGAGTTTATTTTGATAAGTCAGCTAATAGACTTGTTGACTGTTTAAAACATTATCGCAGAAGTATAAACTCTGCAACTAACGAACCTGGAGCGCCACTACACGACGAATACAGTCACGGTAGCGACGCATTTAGGTATTTATGTACCTCTGCAGACGGAATGAAGAACGAGTCATGGTCTAAAGAGCAGATACATTATTCTACAAAAGGAATTGTTTGATGAAGATAGAAGACATGGAAATAATTGCACAGATAGAGGCGCAAGAGAATATTGCCTACGGTGTAAATGATAGTGCATTGTCTAATGATAGAGCAGAAGCTATTGAGTATTACTTAGGTGAACCATTTGGAAATGAGCAAGAAGGTCGTAGCCAAGTTGTATCTTATGACGTTCAAGATACTATCGAGTCAGCATTACCACAATTATTAAAAGTCTTTGTAGCAGGTGACCAAGTAGTTAAGTTTGAGCCTAAAGGTCCAGAAGATCAAGACGCTGCTGATCAAGAAACTGACTATGTAAACCATGTTGTTATGGAAAAGAATGAAGGCTTCAAGATATTCTACGTATGGTTTAAAGACGCATTACTATCTAAAAACGGATACGTTAAAGTTTATGCTGAAGACGAAGAAGAAGAAGAAGAGTACGAGTATGAAGGTCTTACAGATGCACAACTACAAATGTTGGCTTCAGAAGATAAAACTGAAGTATTAGAGCATACAGCATATCCAGATCCTAGTGTAGACATGAATGCACTTATGGATCAAGCATTAGCAATGGGCCAAGATCCTGCTACTATTATTCAACCTATGCTTCATGACGTTAAGCTCAAGGTTACAGAAAAAAGCACAGAGATTTGCATTGAAAACGTAGCGCCAGAAAACATGATGGTATCTGTAGAAGTAGTAGGACCTAACCTACAAGATGCTAGGTTTGTTCAACATAGAGAAGTGATGCAGTTAGCTGACATTGCTGAGACGTTTGACAAGCCACTAGAATACATTAAGTCTATTATGTCAGACCTTCGTGATACGTTTGAAGAAGAGTCTAATGCACGTGATATTTATGATGAAGAATACGATAGAGCTATTGAGTCACAAGAGGCTCTCGTTAAAGACACATACATTAAGTTAGATGGTGAAAGACATAGAATTGTTGTATTAGGTAATACTATCCTATACAAAGAGAAATGCGAGTATGTACCTTTCGCATGTATCACACCTATGATAATGCCACATAGACATATTGGTCGTTCTTATGCTGACTTGACTATGGACATTCAGCTCATTAAGTCAACACTTATTCGTGGTCAGTTAGATAACATGTATCTAGCTAACAATGGTCGTTATGCAATATCAGATAGAGTAAACCTAGATGATATGCTTACATCAAGACCAGGTGGTATTGTTCGTGTAGATGGTGACCCAGGCTCAGGTATTATGCCTTTATCACATCCACCATTACCAGCATCATCATTTGGTATGGTTGAATACATGGACTCTATGAAAGAAAAGAGAACAGGTATCACAGCATATAACCAAGGTTTAGATGCTAACAGCCTTAATAAAACAGCTACAGGCGTACAACAAATTATGACTGCAGCTCAACAACGAGTTGAGTTAGTAGCACGTACATTTGCAGAGACAGGCGTTAAAGAGTTATTTAAACTTGTACACAGGCTTGTAAGAACTACACTTACCAAACCTGACATTGTACGTATCCGTAATAAATGGGTAGAAGTAGATCCTAGAGAATGGGAAGACCGTAAAGACTTATCTATCTCTGTAGGCTTAGGTGCTGGTAATAAGGATCAACAATTAGCACATTTAGCAACTATTCTACAAGCTCAAAAAGAAGCATTGTCTATTGGCATTACTTCACCAGAAAAGATATATAACGCATTAGCTAAACTTACACAGAACGCAGGCTTTAAAAACCCTGAAGAGTTCTGGATTAACCCAGCCAATACACCAGAACAAGAGGGTCAGCCATCTAAACCTTCAGAAGCTGAAATAATGGTTCAAGGTCAATTAGCTATTGAAAAACAAAAAGCAGACGCACAACTACAGCAAGAGCAAGTTAG